GAGCGAGGCGTTGATGAACGTCGCCAAGACCGAGCGGTTCTGTAGGACGTCGATCGCCTTGATGCCAAAGGATCCCGACCGGCTCGGCACGGTGAACGAGCGCGCCTCGCGCGGGACCGCGTCCGAGAGGATCGTCATCGAGGTCCATGCGGTGGTATTCTGGTTGGCCGAGTAGCGGATCTCGTAGCCGATCACGTCGACCGCGATCGACGGGTAGGTCCATTCGACGTAGGTATGCTCCCCGATCGTGTTGAGCGAGAAGGTGTCGACCTGCGGAGGCTTGGCGCTCGCGCCGATGACTTGGTGGTTCGCGATGTCGGCGAAGATGCTCGTCGTCGCCTCGTCCGGCCCGATCGCGCGAACGCCGATGTCGTAGGATCCGCCGCTCTCGACCGGGAAGATCTGGACGTAGGGAGTGTCGACCGCGCTGTAGGGCATATATGTAAACGGATCCGACGAGCCGGATCTGCGAAAGCGCGCTTGGAAAAACGCGGTCCGGGTCACGGTGCCGTCGTTCGCCTTGGCGGTCTTGCCGGGCTGCACATAGAGGAAGATCGAGGGCACGACCGCGCCGCTCGAGGTGACTTGCAGCGCGGTCTCGTCCGAGACCACTTGCGAGATCGTCGGGATCGGTGGTCCGGTGAACGAGGCCGAGACCGGCGCGGAGAGCGCGGTCGTGTAAGCCGGGATCGTCGTCGCCGCGTTATAGATCGCCGGGGAGTAGGGGACGCACGTCACGGTCGCCGCGAGGTCGTCGATGTATTCGATCGCGGCGACCAGCACCTCGAGGCTCTCGATGTTCTGCTCGCCGAACTGGTAGAGATCCCCGACGTTGACCGACGTCCCGCCGCTCGTCACGGTCACGGTGTCGCTCGTGATGGTCGTCGAGGAAGCTGCGACCGTGAGCGCGAGCGTCGCGCCGGTGGTCGTCACCCGGACGCGCAGCGTGTAGACCTTGCCCGCCTGCCGCGTCACCGGCTCGTCGAGAACGATAGTGTTCGTCGCGCGCGAGACGACGCGACCGGACATCTGGCCGATCCCCGGGACGTCGTGCGTGAGCCTGCACAAGTCGCCGCGCAGCGCGACGAGATGCTCGATGTCCACCTCGAACGTGAAGATCTCCGGCCGGAGGCGCGCCGAGGCGATGTAATGCCGCCCGAGCTTGTAGACGTTGTCCGGGTTCGTCTGGCCGGGGAGATCGATCACCTGAAAGGTCGCCGCGTTCGCCTCGTTGAAGCCGTCGTCGTAGACGACGCGCTCGTCCTCGCGATAGTCGGCGTCCCGGTTGAAGAACCGGATCCGCAGCGCGTCCGGGATCTCATTGTAGAGGATCCGCCCGGCGAAGTTCCGAGTGTTGCGCGGCGTGAAGTGCTGGACGACGGTCGAGCGCGGCTGCTCGATGACGACGGTCCACTTGTCATCGACATATGCCGGGCTCGCCTTGCCCGCGTTCGCCACGTCCTGCAAGAGATCCCGGACCGAGAGCTGGAAGTCGATCACCTGATCGAAGGCGAAGCCGTTCGTCTGGCAGAAGGTGAACCACGCGCCGAGAGCGGCGTCGTTGATGTTCGCCGCCGCGACGGGCTTCTTGTTCGGCGCGCCCCGGAGGACATAGCGGAAGATCGCGGCCGGGTTCGAGGTCGCGCTGGTCGCCGTCGTCCACGCCGAGCCGTTCCACGTCGGGATCAGGAGCGAGACGACCGCGTTAAGCTGATCGACGACGCCGTTGAGCTGGTCGGTCGCCTTGATCCTGAACGCGCTTTTCGCGATGCCCGGCAAGAGCACGGGCTGCGTGTTGGTGTTGAACGAGCGGAGATCGGTCCAATCTGCTCGATCCAAGATCCGGTCGTTCGTGAGGTTCTCCTCGGCCGCGAACCGCCTGATCCGGACCTCATACTGCCCAGAGGTGAGCCCTGTCTTGCGCTGCGAGACGCGCTTCACCTGCGCGGTGTCGTCGGTGTAGGTCTCGTCGAACCACGCGGTGAACGACCCTGCGCCGACGAGCCGGTATTCACCGACGATCCGCGCCGAGGCGTTCCTGCGGCCCTTCGAGGTGTTTTGGAACAGACCAGACGGGAAGGTGATCGTGATCCCGATCTCGGTCGTGTCGAGCGCGGTCGTGCGCGAGACGAAGGTCGTCGTCGTGCGGATCGAGAGATCCTCCTGCGAGACGTCGCCGGGATAGAGCCCGAGCGTCGACGCGCTGCCCGCGAAGTCGTGCTCGGTCTCGACGTCGATATAATCCTCGATCGGGGTGTTCCCGATCTTGATCTGCGAGACCGAGACCGGCCCATAGCCCCAGATCAGGACGAAGCGCAGGAACTGGTCGTTCCCGACGACCTCGGTATAGGGTGCCGCGCCGTAAGGCGGGACCATGCGGTGCGTGCCCAGCACGACCGGGACGGTCTGGAAGGGCGAGATCCCGTTGCGCGCTGCGCTGATCGCATAGGTCGGGCTCTCGGCGCGGTTTTGGCTCTGCCGGGGTCCGATCAGCGCCGAGGCGGCGTAAGTGATCGCCATCGAGATTGCCGCGCCCGCGATCGAGGCGGCGAGCGTCCCGGCGGTGAACCCGATCGCTGTCGTGATCGTCGGAGCGGCTGCGGTCGCGAGGATCGAGATGATCGAGACCGGATCCTGCGGAACCATCCGCAGATAGACCGAGGAGCCCGACTTCGGCCGGATCTTCGACCAGAGCTGCGGCTCGATGTAATCCCCGCCAAGGAAGGCGCTGATATGATCGCGATCGAGCTCGTCCGGGACCAGCGCCGAGATCAGATCGGCGAGCGTGCCCGAGGGCGAGACGCGCACGACGAGCCGATCGCCCTGCGCGAGCGGGTTCAAGACCAGCGTGACCTCGATGTATTCGGCCAGCGCGCTTTCTCTGTGGGGGGTCAGATCATTCAAGGCGGTAAGCTCCGATCACGCGCTGCAAGAAACGGTTGTCCCCCTTATAGCGCGAAATGCAAGATCCGACGACCTCTTCCGCATGAAGAACGAAGCCCGGCTCGGTGACGATCCCGCAATGGGTCGCGCGCCGCTTGCCCCGGTGCATCCCCCACATATGAAGCACGTCTCCGGAGCGCGCCTCCTCGATCGGGATCTCGCGGCCGGTCGAGGCGAAGTCCGCGACGCTCTCCGCGCCGCCCTCGATCTGCTCCTCGAGCTCGTCGAAGCGCGGGAGCCGGATCCCGAAGACCTCGCTGTAGACCATGCAAACGAGCCCCCAGCACGACGTCCCGTCGCGCGTCGACCCGTTCCATGCGAACGGGATCCCGACATAGGCGTTCCACCAGTTAGAAGATGCCGGGGAAATTGGAAGGCGCGAAGGTTGCACTTGGGAAAGGCTCCGTCAGAAAGTTGTCGATCGTGAGATCGATGTCCATCACGTCCGCGTTATAGCTTACCGATGCCGCCACCAGCCCGGAGACGCTCTGCAAGATGACCGTCGGCGCGGTGGCCTCGATGACCTTGAGCGAGAAGGTCGCGCGCTCGCGCTGCCCGGCGATCGTCCGCAAGACGTTGAGCTCGCTCGTGACGTGCGAGAGCGTGAGCCGCGCCCGAACTTGCAGCTCGGGATCGTCCGGCGGAAGCGTGACCGAGAACGGGAAGGCGACGTAGGTGTTCGCGCCGGATGTCACGTTTTCGGTATTGTTGACGAAATAATATGTCCCGATCGCGCTGTGCGAGACCTCGAGCAGCACGAGGAAGGCGTTCGTCGTCGTCTGGGAGTTCACGGCCGTGATGACCGTCGTCGGGAGCGTGCGCGGCATTAGGGGAGCACCTCGAGCGAGAGATCCATCCGCCACTGTGCGGTCCCAGCCGTGCCTCCGCCTGCGACGGCCGAAAGCGTCGGAGGCTGCACGAAGCGCGCCGAGATCGTCGAGAAGTCGGCCGGATCGATGAAGTCGAAGGCGTCGGTCCCCTCGGAGAGCGTCGTCTTGTAGAAGGTCTCGCGCTCGGTGCCAGTGAGGAGCATCGTCCCGGAGAGGAACCGCGCCGTCGCGGTGAACCGCTTGCGCTGCTTATAAGGCCCGGTGTCGGTCTGCGAGCGGATGAAGCCCTGCTGTCGCGTGTCCTGCACGCCGACCTCGAAGTATTGCGGAAGCGTTCCCGGCCATGTCGGCATGATTTAGCCCCTCTGCTGCAAGCGGTTCGAGAGCCCGAACGTGCTTCGGATCGCCCGATAGCTCGGCCCGCCGGACGTGATGTCCTGCGCGATCGCGCGCCCGATTTCGATGACGATGTTCCCGGCGCTGTCGCTCGAGGCGCTGGCCTCTTGCCCGCTATAATTGTTGATCGTGACGCTTGGCGCGCCGCCGCCGCTTGCGATGACGCCCAGCTTGCCGTCTGCGCCGCGCGAGAGCGGCATGATCGCCTCCGGCCCGGCCTCGCCCATGAGCCCGATCCCGTTGGCGAACGGAAAGACCGTCGGCCCGCCGACGACGCCGCCCTTGGCGAAGGCGGTGACGCCTCCGGCGTCGAAGACGTTGCCATTGGCCGAGAAGATCCCCTTGATGCCCTCCGCGATCGGCCCCGCGAATTGCTGCGCGAACAGATCCTGCGCGACCTTGGCGAGCACATTCGAGGCGAACGAGAGGAGCGCGTCCCCGAGATCGGCCGTGCCCTTGAGGACGGACGCGAAGGCGCTGTTGAGCTCGGTCTCGATGCTGCTCGCGACCCCTGCCACGAGCTTCGTGAACGGGTCGAACTTAGCGTTCAGATCCTCGAGCGCGCGGCTGTAGACTTCGCCGTTGATCGCGCCGACCGCGAACAGCGCCTCGACCTTCTCGAGCTCTGCGGCGTAACGTTCCGCCTCGGTGCGGGTGCTCTCGTAGAGACGCGCCGCTTCTTTCTCGACGTCGCTGATCGCCTTCGCGCCGCCCTTCATTGTCTCGTTGAGCTTGGCGGTCTCTGCGTTGAGCCGCGCCGTGGCCTCTGCGTCGGCGACGATCTGCCCCTGCATACTCGAGAACTGTCCGCGCAGGATCGCGTCCTGCGCTCCCCGCATCGCTCCGGCGGATCTGTTGAACTGCGCGGCCGCAAGCGCGCCCGCCTGCCCGACCGGATCTCCGGCGAACTGCCGCCGGATCTGCGCGTCTTGAAGCGCGGCGGAAGCGTTCGCAGCCGCAGAAAGCGCGTTGCCCGCAGCTCGTCCGAGCTCGTCCGCGATCCGCGCCGCCTGATTAGCTGCGCCGCCCAGAGCGCCCTCGAGGTCGACGTTGTCGAGATCCTGCCCGGCCTTTGCAGCCTCGCGCAGCTTGAGCGCGGTCTGGATTGCGGATGCGACGAGATCCTCGTTCGCTCCGGTGGCGCGGGATAGCACGTCGGCGATTTTGGCGACCGCTGTCGCCTGATCCTCGAGCGTCGTCGCCGCCTCCGCCTCGCGGATCCCGGCTTGCAGCGCGAGGAAAGCGTTCTTCGTGAGCCCGAGCTCCTCGGCGAGCTCCGCCGCCGCGCCTTTACCGGTGATCCTAAAGATGTTCACCGCCGCGCTGGAGGCCCGATATTCGTCCGCGATCGCTTTGACGGCGTCGGCCGCTTGGTTCTGCGCGGCAAGCGCCTGCTGATCCCGCATATGCCCGAGGAGCTTCACCAGCTCCGCGTCGATCATCCCGTATTTTTCGGCCAGCCCCTCGAGGCTCGCCATCTCCTGCGATAGGTCTCGCATCGAGCCGATCGTGTCGGAGAGGTCGTCGAGCGTCTCTTGCAGCGTCTTCGCGTCCGCCGCCGTGCTCATAAGCATTGGCAAGAACGAGAGGAACGCGCCTGCCGCGACGCCGACGATAGCCCCGAGCCCGCCAAAACCCCCGAGGAGCTGCGGGAGCTGCTGCCCGAGCGTGCGCGTCACGGGGACGCCCATCTCGAGCTGAACGATGATGTCTTGAAGCTGGAAGCTCGCGTTCTGGATCGCGGAGGAGTTGCTCTTGAACGCCTGCCCGATACTGCCCATCGCGCCCGCCATTGGACGCGCGGTGCTCGCGACCTGCGTCTGGGCGGTCGCTGTCCGGCGGAGCTGGTCCTCGAGCGTGTCGGCCGCGCCTGCCGCGCCCTTGGTGGCGCTGGTGAACTGCCCGAGCTGTTGCGCCGATTGCGCCGCGCCTCT